TATTTCATTTAAAGAAAAGAATGAATGGACTCTTGAAACTAAATATAACATAGGTAAAAAACGAGAGGGTTAGTCTTGGAAAAATTCAAGTCATTCATTACAGAACAAATACAAAGAAGTGACATTCAAGTTGCTGTTCTAACTAAAATTGATGGCGATAGTAAATCTATTGTTAGTAATATGATTTTAGAGGAATGTAAAAAAAGAAAAATCCCTTGTTTTATTATTAATACACAAGAAGCTTGGGTTTCAAAAAATGACTTAGAAAAAGGTGCTTTACTTATATCAAATACTGATGGTGAAGATACTGAAGCAGAATTTGATATTGCAAAGACAATTTGTTTTATTCGTGCTGGTGTTCTCGAAGATGAAGTTGGATTAGCATTATTATCAACATTTGAAAACGCTGGTGCATTTATGATAAACACTAGAGATGGTATGTTGACTTGTGATAATAAAATGTCAGCATATATTTCTTTTGAACGAGATAATATTTCTACTCCTAGAACAGCTCTTATTTCAAATGAAAAGGGTATACTTCATGCCCATGAAAGATTGGGTAGTAAATTTCCAGTAATTATGAAAACACTTACTGGAACACAAGGTATTGGTGTATCAATTGTTGAATCTGAAAAAAGTATGATTTCTGTTGCACAATCACTTTGGAAATTTGGTGCATCACTTTTACTACAAGAATATTTAGATTTTGATTTTGATGTTCGTACAATAGTAATTGATGGAAAAGTTTTAGCATCAACCAAAAGGACTCAACAAAAGAAAGATTTTCGTTCTAATAGACACAGAGGTGCGACTACAGAAGCTTACAAGTTATCAAAAGAAGAACACAAAGTAGTTTTAAATGCTGCTCGTTCTGTGGGTGCTTATATGGTAGGTGTAGATCATGCATTAGTTGATGACCAAATTTATGTTTTAGAATGTAATGGTTCTACTGGTATTGGTTCAGAGTTTGCATTGTATGATACAACTGAAAGAGATGAAACTTATATAGGTAAAACCACACCACAAAAAGTAGTAGAAAATCTATTTAATTATATTACTCAAGACAATCATAGAAAACATTCATTTACAAAAGAATCTGGATATCACGAAAGAATTGATATTGATGGTTATGGCCCAGTTAGAGCAAAGTTTGATACTGGAAATGGAACTAAGGCATCTATGTTTGTTGTAGATGAAATTGATATCTTTGGTAAAACAGTTAAGTGGGAAAAGGATGGTAAAAAGTTTACAAGTAAATTACAAGGAACTTCTGAACCAACTCATGTTGGAAAGATTGATGAAAGGCCTATTGTTTTTGTAGATATAACTTTTAATAATAAATTATATAGAGATGTACCAATAGGTTTAACTAAAAAAGATTCTAAAAGTACATTTCTTATTAATAGGGATTTATTAACTAGATTTAAAGTAAATATAAACCCAAATAGAAAATTTGTTCTATCTGATTGGATTGAACGAGGTGATAATAATGACGCTAAATTTTAGGAGAATAAAATGAAATACAGAATGATTGATGCACTCAAATCAAAATATGAAGCTGCTTATAAAGAAGCATCTACTACCTTAGAGATATATCTTACAAAACCTGTGGCGATTGGCGAGCATCCACAGCATTTTGAAGAAATGGATAAACTAGTATCTGCAATGACTGATGCTAATGATAAGTTAGATACTTTGAAAAAAGAATTTCCAAGAATAGAACCAAAATTATTAAACGAATAATCATTGACTTTAAACCATTACTATGGTACTATACATAATGAACTTTTATACAAACATATCCCAATGGGGAAACACTCTATTACTGCGAGAAGTAGTAAATGGAGAAAGACAAACTCGTAGAGTTAAATACAAACCAACTCTTTATGCTCCTGTTACAGAACCTACAGAGTGGAAAACTCTTGATGGTAAGTATGTAACTCCTATAAAATTTGACAATATGAAAGAGGCTAAAGAGTGGGTTGAGAATTATAAAAATCAACCACAAATGGTATTTGGTAGTACCATGTATCCTTACAACTTCATTGCAGAATCTTATCCTAATACAGTAGAGTATGATGTAGATAAGATATTGATTGTTACTATTGATATAGAGGTACAATGTGAGAATGGTTTCCCTAGTCCAGAAGAAGCTGCAGAACCTTTTCTATCTATTACAGTAAAGAACCACCAGAGTAAGAAGTTTGTTGTCTGGGGTATCGGTGATTTTAAAAATGAAAGAACAGACGTTACTTATGTAAAGTGTGATGACGAAGTTCATCTACTAAAAGAATTTCTTATGTTTTGGGAAAGACATTTACCAGATGTAATCACAGGCTGGAATACAGAGTTCTTTGATATTCCTTATCTATGTAATCGTATCAAACAATTGTTTGGAGAAGACGAACTTAAAAGACTATCGCCTTGGAGAAGTGTACACTCAAGAGAAGTGTTTCAGATGGGTCGTAAACATCAAGTGTATGAGATACAAGGTGTTGCACATCTAGATTACTTTGACTTGTATCGTAAGTTTACTTATACTGCACAAGAATCATATAGACTTGACCATATTGCTTTTGTTGAACTAGGTGAACGTAAAGATGGTAATCCATTTGAAACATTTAGTGAATGGTATCAGAAAGATTTCCAATCCTTTATAGAATATAATATCATGGATGTGGAGATTGTTGACAGGCTCGAAGACAAGATGAAACTGATTGAGTTATGTTTAACTATGGCTTATGATGCAAAAGTAAATTATATGGATGTTCTTGGTTCTACTAAGTATTGGGATATACTGATATACAATTATCTTAACAAGAAAAAGATTGCGATACCACAAAAGGTGCCGAAGTCAAAACCAGAGAAGTTTGAGGGTGCATATGTAAAAGACCCACAAGTGGGTATGCATAAATGGGTTATGAGCTTTGACTTGAACTCATTGTATCCACATTTGATTATGCAATATAACATATCAACTGAAACACTTTACTCACAGAATAAAGTTCCAGATATGTCAGTTGATAAACTACTAGATAGAAAGGTAGACACATCAATACTCAAGGGTGTTACACTTACACCTAATGGTGCATTGTTTAAAACAAACAAAAGAGGATTTTTGCCTGAACTAATGCAATCCATGTATGATGATAGAGTGAAGTATAAGAAACTCTTACTACAGGCAAAGCAGGAATATGAGAATACTAAAGAACCTAGACTACTTAAAGATATTTCAAAATACAATAATATCCAGATGGCTAAAAAGATTTCACTCAATAGTGCATATGGTGCTCTTGGGAATGTTTGGTTTCGTTATTACGATTTGTTGGTTGCTGAAGCAATTACTACTTCTGGTCAGTTATCCATTCGTTGGATTGAGCGTGATGTTAACAAGTATCTTAATGATATTCTTAAAACCTCTGGACAAGATTACGTTATTGCGAGTGATACAGATTCGATATATGTTTGCTTTGACTCACTTGTCAGTAAAGTGTTTGATGAGGGAACGAAAACTCAAAAAATTGTCAAGTTCTTGGATGACGTTGCTAGACAGAAAATTGAGCCATTCATTGAGAAAAGTTATCAACGTCTGCATGAGTATGTAAACTCTTATGAACAGAAGATGGAGATGTCAAGAGAAGTGATTGCAGACAAAGGTATATGGACTGCAAAGAAAAGATACATTCTAAACGTATGGGATAATGAGGGTGTGCAGTACAAAGAGGCAAAACTCAAGATTATGGGTATCGAGGCAGTTAAATCATCTACACCAGCTCCTTGTAGAGAGAAGATTAAACAAGGCCTAAATATAATTATGAATGGTACTGAAAAAGAATTGAATACGTTTATACAAGATTTCAGAGAAGAATTTATGAGTTTGCCACCAGAGGATATCGCTTATCCACGATCAGTCAATGGACTCAAGAAGTTTTCAGATGCAAGTCAACTCTTTGGAAAAGGAGCTCCTATCCATTGTAAGGGTGCAATACTATACAATCACTTAGTTAAAGAAAAGAAATTAGGTAATAAGTATCCTTACATTCAAGAAGGTGACAAGATAAAATTTATTAATCTAAAACAACCAAATCTATATCAATGTAGTGCTATATCTTTTATGACTAAGTTACCAAAAGAACTTGATCTACATAAAAGTGTGGATTATGATGTACAGTTTGAGAAGTCTTTTGTAGAACCTCTCAATTTTATTTTAACAAAAATCAATTGGTTGGTTGATCGTAGTTATGGAACACAAGGAAGTTTAGAGGAGTTTTTTGGATGATTAATACACCATTTATGATGAACGAAGAATTATATGAGATATTAAAAAAGAGTGTAGATAGTACTGGGCTGCCTGTTATGAACAGTACTATGTTTATTCAAACTACTGAAAAGTATGGTAAAGAAGTGTTTCGTAGAACTCTTGCAGATTATATTACAAATGAGAAACCACCATTCCCTCTTAAACAATTTAGTGTTGATAAAGTTATTCGTGAATTTCATAAACTCAAATCACATGAATGGACTGATTGGATTTCAAAAAGAGATAAAGAAGATGTATTAGAAAAGTATGACGATTACAAATATTCTTATAGTGAATATGGACTAGGTGTTATTGATGGCCCTAGTACATATAATTATATAAGTGATTACTTTTGTAATGACCTAAGACTTGCTTGTGGTTCTTATGGTTTCAAAGCTCCAATAGATAGATGGAATCAAGGTGATAATATCTGGGGTGTATTTGGGCCTATATGGAGAGGTATTAATAGTGAACAAGAATTAAGTCCTAGTACCTATATGGGTGCATTTAGACTTGGAACTTATATTGCAACACAGTTTAAACCTACTGTTGCAAAAACTATCTATGAAATGACTGATGCAAAAACAGTACTTGATACCTCTATGGGTTGGGGTGATAGATTAACTGCCTTCTATGCATCTAATGCTACACATTATATTGGTTGTGACCCTAATCCTAATACTTTTGCAAGATATAAAAAGATGATTGAGTTTTATGATAAACTTACTGGTGGTAAAAAAACTACACAGATATACAACTGTGGTGCAGAAGACTTGCCTTGGGATGAAATCAATAATGTAGATTGTGCATTTACTTCACCACCATACTTCTCTACAGAAAGATATAATGAGGGTGGTGAGAAACAAGAACTACAGTCATGGTTTAAGTTTAATGAATATGAGGCTTGGAGAGATAACTTTTATCTCCCAGTATCACAGAATAGTTTTGATTCATTGAGTGAAACTGGTGTTCTGATGGTTAATATATTAGACCCAAAAATAAAAGGTAAAAGATATCGTTCTGGAGATGAACTTGTAGATATGCTATTACCTAATTTTATGGGTCAAGTAGGAATGAGAATAATGCAGCGGCCGCAGGGAAAATCTGTGTTTAAAGATACAGATGGTAACTTTGATAAGGCTGCTATGGATAAGTTTATGAACAAGATATATATAGAGAACATATGGTACTTTAGTAAAGATAAAAACAAAGACATTTTTAAACACACTAGAACTGCAACATTAGAGGACTTTTTCGTATGAAACAATATTATGCACAACCATCAGTAAGAAATGATTGGGAACGACTACATGAGACATATCCAGAGGCTAGACAGATGACTTATAACCAAAAGGGTTATGATTATCTTATGGAAAATTGTCATGGAACAAATGTAAGAATTGAAGAAAAGTATAGGAACAAGGGAAACAAATATGAAATTACTCCTGCTCAAGAAAAAATTGCTGATATTTTTACTTTAAGAACATGGGATAATAAATATTATCATATGCTTGCTTCTAAATATCACAATTTGGCAAAACCACACTCTGCACTTGCAAGTGGTCATTTTGAAAAAATTACTGAACTTCCCCAGAATATTTTTATCGAAAATTCTACCACAGATTTGAGAAATCTAGTTGATGAGGTTAACCATAATTTTGGTACACTTGAGGATTTTTTCGTATGATATTATTTGAAGATATAAAGTTTACAGATGAACAACTACAACCAATAGTAGATTGGTGTGAAAGTAATGTAAACTTCTCTCCTGTTATAACAAAATTTAATAAAAAGGAACAATGGACAGCTGTATCTATAAGAGGATATGCTGGAACTATAGAACAGATAGGTAAAGGTGGTGTTTTAGGAACAATAGATTTAAGTGAATTACAAAATACACCTTTATATGATGAATTGCAAATGAATAAAATATTAGATGCAATTCCAGCTGAAAAAGAAAGAGTTCGATTAATGAAACTAAAAGCTGGAACTAAGATATCAAAACATACAGACAAAGTAGACAAAGATATAAAATCTGGTAAAATAGTTCGTTTACATATTCCAATAATCACAACTAGAGAAGTTAAAATGATTTCTTGGTTAAAAGGTGGTATTGCAGAATTTCATATGGCTAAAGGAGAGTGTTGGTGGTTAGATGTATCATTACCACATAAAGTAGAAAATGATTCAGATATTGACAGAGTGCATTTAGTTGTAGATATATTTAATAATGATAATATAAAGGAGACATATTTCAAATGAATTATGCAACAATAAAAGATTTTGATGAAGTATGGAAAATATTTCAAGATAATAAAGAATGGTTTCCTCATGTTAGATCATTTCATATTAAAAACAGATTAAATTGGGGTCAAATAATATTAGATGATGGTGTTTTAATTACTCAACAAATGTATCAACAAACTAGGAAAATAGGACAAGATACAAACGTAAAGGTTCAG